TTTCAGTTACCACATGTACTGGCGTTTTATCATTTGCTCTCCAATCGCCAAACCAAGCTCTAAAAAATGGTGACTTTTCTTTCATTTCTGAATAATATCTTTCCGCTATTTTTTTTGTTTTTTTCATATCTTCATCAGAAAAATCGTATATACTTTTTCGAACTATTGACTGTATCGCCTCAACATCTTTTTCGTCTATATTAGAGTTTTCATTGTCTGAATTGTCCTTTAACGAAAACTTTGTTTTGTTTGTACCTTTCCCATTCTCCCAAAATACAATGTCTGCATTGAGATTAGGTTTCATACTTTCGGGGAATGCATTAAGCCGTTCTTCTTTGCTCATACTTTGTCTTGCCTTGACATCGTCAGCCTCGATTTCTCCTGCGCTTTGATTTCTGTTTTCGTTATCAGGACTTTCACCGACTGCAAATTCCTCTCTTACTTGTATTGCGTGCTGTACTTCGTGAATGAGTGATTTCAATTTTTCTTGTATATGTCGTGCCATTATCTTTAACAGGTACTCCCGAATTTTGATATGCCGTTATAACAAAAGAAGAACAATCATAATGCGGTCTCCATCTCACCGATTAACTGTAACCGTGACTGTCATCATTTGCACTATCTGTCGCCCATTGAACTGCATTATCAATTACACCCATATAAACCTCCTTTTCGGCATACAAAAAAGTACATCGAAATTCGATGTACTTTCTAAGCCTTATTTGAAATTTTTAATTTGTCTTTTGTTTTATTATATTACAAAAGGAAAATATTGCAACATTTTTAATCACCGAAACAACCTGCATTATCCATAATAACAAGCAAACGTATCATACTCTTTGTCAAACCGTATCCGTCCTCGCCGTCACCGTTTAGATAGCCTTTTCTTTTTACCTTTTCAATAGTCGCCTCTGCCCATGACGGCATAATGTCAACCGTATAATTTTCAAATCCGTCTGTTTTGTCAATAATAACAAGTGTACGAATAATATCCATTGTAAGACCGAGTTCGTTATCGTCTGTACCACTTATAATACCTCTGTCCATCAGCTTTTGAATAGTCGGTTTAGCCCAAGACGGCATATTATCGTCCATATAGTTATATATCATTGTGTTTTCAACACTGCTAAGCCTTTCTTCTATATTATCAATTCTCGCCATTATTTCATCATACTGCGCCACTGTCAACCCCTCCTGTACATCGTTTAAAAGATTTACTTCTCCAAGCTCGATTGAATAATTCAAATCGCCGCCTGCGCCTACACTGTAATCAAACTTATCTATTGCCGCCGCTGTATTTATATCAACATTGCAAATACCCGTGGAAGTAATGACAAGCCTTATCGGAAGTTTACGTTTACGCCAATTTTCAATCTTGTCTGCGTATTCCTGCCCTTTCATACTTCTGTCCCTTAAATACGGATAGTCGGTCATCGGTAAGAAACTGCTCCACGATACAGTTTTAAGCTCGGGATTTCCGATAATTTTTATCCAGCCGTAATTTGCCGTTTCAAAAGTTTCCGTACCTTGTGAACTCGATACGGTAAATTCGGACGGCGTGACAGGAATATGTATAACTTCTTCACTGTTGTTTATGCTTAAATAGAAATCTAACATTTTGCCTCCTACATATTTGCCATACATTTTTGAATTTTAGGAACTATTACGTTTATAACGTCGTCGGCGATTTCATCGGTGGTTTTGTTGTCGGCGTTTATAACTATCTTAATTTCATTCGTTATAGTATTGCCGCCTTTGTTGCTTTCGGCTATGTATTGACTTAAATTGTTCCAAAATGTTCTAAGCGGAAGTATCGCCTCTGCTCCTGCCTCTCCGCCCATTTGGACTTTTCCGTTTGCATATCCGAACGCTGTCGGACGTGTCATAATACCGCCTTTTGCATTCCATTCAAGTCCAAGTTTCGGAATCGGTGTACTGACACCGGCTATACTTACCGTACCTTTTTGTACAATCTTAGGCGCTTTGATAATTCCTTTAATCTTACCCCAAACGTCCGATACCTTGTCGGCAATACTGCCGAATATCTCCTTGACTTTGTTCACCGCCGCACTGATTTTTTCAGTAATACCATTTTTAATGTTTTCAAAAATAGTCATTACGGTGTTTTTCACATTGCCAAACGCTTCGCTGAATTTACCTTTTACGACTTCCATCTTTTCACCGACTGCATTGACAACCTCGCCGAGCTTACCGCCTGTTAATTGATTAATTGCGTCATAGCCTGTCCTGTAGTATTCCTTGACACCCTCTATTGCCGCAAATGTAGCACCTTTCAGTCCTCTGCCGTGCGCGTCATAGGCACTTTTTATGTTGTTCAGTTTTTCCGATACAACATTTTTAACACCGCCCCATAATTCTGACGTTTTTTCTTTGACTCCGTTCCACATCTCGCTTCCGATTGATTTGATACCTTCCCAAATTGACTTTATCAACTGCAAACCCAAATCAAACCAATTAACAGACTTAAATCCTTTTACGATTGCACCCGTTATTCGCGGTAAAGCCGCTATCAACTGCGGAATTGCCCGTACAAGTCCGACTGCTAAATTTACGACCAACTGCATTCCGCCTTGTATAATTTGGGGCATCATCGAATATGACGCACTGATGATTCCTGTTATCAGATTTACACCTGCATCTATTATTCTCGGTAAATTTTCTATCAAACCGTTAGCTAATGACGTAACAAGCTGAACTGCCCCCATAATAAGCAATGGTATGTTGTTCACTAATCCATTGACTAACCCCTCTACCAAAGTTACTGCTCCGTTCACAATTTGAGGCATAGAATTAGTTAATCCTTGCATTAAATTGCTGACTATTTTTGACGCCGCATCTAATAACTGTGGCACTACGGTTGAAATACCGGCGACCGCTACAATAATTATATTGCTCAAGCACTCTGAAAATTGCGTTGCGTTCTGTGTCAGACCATTTACCAAAGACGATATAAGCGATACGGCACTGTTTGCCAATGTAGGAGCGAGGTCATTAATTAACGGTGGAATTGTTTCGCCGATTACCGGTGCCAACCCCTCAATTAAATAGCCGATACCACTCAAAGCACCTTTAATGGCGGGTATAATATTCTGTCCGAATGTTACGGCTGTATTAATCAATGCGTCTAAACTTTGGTCAAACATATCACCGCCCGTTGTCAGTCCCACCAACACGTTTTGAAATGCCGCTTTCAGTGACCCCCACGATCCGCTTATTGTCGTACTTGCCTCTTTTGCGGTTGTGCCGGTAATATCCATTTGAGTTTGAATTGCGTGAATAGCCTGTGTAATATCGGCAAATGATGAAATGTCGTACCTCTGTCCCGTAAGCTTTTCTGCGTCACTGAGAAGTCGTTTCATTTCCTCTTGTGTACCGCCGTAACCTAACTTCAAGTTGTCAAGCATAGTATAATTCTGTTTTGCAAATCCCTGATACGCATTTTTTATGGACTCCATATCCGTACCCATTTTATTTGCATTATCGGACATATCAACCAATGCCGAATTTTCGTAATCCGCCGCCTTGTTTGTATCTCCGCCTAAGCTTGATATTAATGACGCTGAAAATCCCGTAACAGTATCCATATATTCATTCGCCGACATTCCGGCAGTCATATATGCCTTATTTGCATTTTCTAATACAACATTTTGCGCACTCATCAAACTGTCGTATTTCCCTTGAATATCAGAAACACTTTTACCGACACTCTGTGCATATTCCTCAACACTTCTTCCGCCTGCTCCGAACAACGTTTCTACACCGCCCGTAAGTTGTTCATAATCAGCAAATGCACCGACAGACTTTGAAACCAAAGCCGTTACGGCAGTCGCCGCGGCCGCTCCTGCCACCGCTAAACCTTTTCCGACTTTTATGGCACTGCTCCCTATACCTTTCATTACAGAAGACATCTTTGAGGCGCTGTTCGTTGCGTCTTTCATCGACTCATTCATATTTTTGACACTGCCGATTACACTTTTTATCCCTCGGGCAAATCCACTCGCATTAAGGTTCATATTCAGAACTATCGAACTTTTATTCTGCAAAATTATTCACCCCCCTACGCTATCACAAATGCACGGCATTTGCTCGCTATAATTTTGCTCCGCAAAATTATTCACCTCCCAACGCTTTCCACCTTGCGTATTCATCATCATTTGCCTTTTTGGCACTTGCAAGGAAAAATATTTTTTCAATTTCCGGTCTTGCAAGCACCTTTTCGGGCAATATTCCTATTTGCAGATAATGATGTATCATATAGAGTTCATCATCTGCCTCTATCAGTTTTTTACTTCTTCAACAAGTTTTACACTGTCGATATATCCCGCAAGTTTCATACACTCCATTGCAATCGGTGAGATTTCGCCGTCGTCAAAAATCTTTTCTACGATTTCTTCGGGATATGTACAACCGTATGCCTCTTGTAGTTCTTTTGAATGTAAATCCGGTTCGGCAACACACTCATAAACAAGGTGAGCGTCACCGTCCTTTTCCATTTCCGCCGATTCTGTTGCAAGCGACTTTGTCGGTGCTTTTATAACAATCTCGCCACCAAGGCTTTTTACATAAACTCTCGCTCTTTTTACGTTTTTCTTTGCCTCAAGCACTTGCTCCTTACGCTTGATAAGCTCCGCAAGAGTAATTTTTGTATTCTTATCCATAATCATATACCTCCGTTATTTCACATTCATTGTAGATGTAAGGTCATAGTCGGTAAAACCGCCGCTGAATTCTTCTTCAACTATCTTACCGTTTTCAAAATTCATAAGTGACACATCATTATACCAACAATTATCAAGTTGAATTGTTTCATAACCGCCGTTATCGGGATCTTCAAGTCTTGCTACCAATGTATGTCTTGTATCTTTACCTTTTTTATGACCGTCGGCTATTTCTTTGCCCCTTGAATATACTTTTCGTACGGTATATGAAAATTCATAGTCAACGCCCATAAGCTTTGAATCGTTCGTTGTATCGCCGGCGAAACTTACACTCTCACGATTTGTCTTTTCCTTTGCCTCAAACTTATACACTTCATAGGCAAGACTTCCGTCAATCCAAAGTTTACCGAATGTACCGGAACAAAGTTGATTGCCTCTCGGTTTAACACTTTCAGCCATTATCTATCACTCCAATCCTATTTTAAAACTCAAATCTTCAATACAATCCTGTATTGTAATATCAGCCCCCGCAAATATGATACTTCCCGTATTTGCTACTTCGACTTCGCTGTCCGTCCAATCCGACACGTCATATTTTTGAGCAAGCCACTCACGCTGTGACTGAACATCAATATAAGCTCTGCAATCCGCACCGTCATACAATACGCCCTGTGACTGCAACGACTTAAAATACTGATTAACCGCACCGATAAACAACATTTTATTTTCGTGACTGTTTACAACGTTAATATAATTTTCCTCAAACGACGCTTTTATATCATCTCTTATGAGGTCAAGACTGTCTATAATCTTGATTTTCTTCATATCCTCCGTCTTATCACCCGACAAGGTTACAAGCGAATTGACACCTCTGCCGACTTTAACCTTTTCACCGTCATTGATAAGTATAAACTTACCGCCGTCAATATCATCATCCGGAGTTGTACTTTCCGTTATGCTTTCAACCTCCGCAAGAGTTTGATACGTCGCACCCTCTGTCATAGGCAATCCTGCCAAAAGTCCTGCGATACGGCAACAGTATTCGGCAGTGGTATAAACCTTTGTACCGACTTTTATATCATTGGTTGCGAAGTTTATAATACCCTCATTATTCGCAGCATACGGAAGTACGGCTTTAAATGTCTTTTTCGCACTTCTCTGCGCGATAATCCAATCCGCAATATCTTTTTCGTTATCGGCAAGCGACGGTATTGCAAGGTAATTCCACTTTTTATTTTTTAATCGTGCAAGCGCGTCGTCATAGGTATCTTCCGCACCTATTCTCTCAACAATAACCCTTTGCGGTCCGCCGAGGAACGTCTTGCTTATGTAATCATAATTTGCGGTTGTCCAATGAGATTTTACAACTTCACTCTCATTTGTATACGAATATGATGTAATATCACCTTTGGTTGCGTCACGCAAAATCAGTGCAACAATGCCGTTTGCACTTCGTTTAATTGCCGTTTCAGCTTTGGACTGAAACACTATATTTATTTCAGGTAAACCCATTATAAATCTCCTCCTAATATCAAATCTTCTGCCTTATCGTATGTACTTTCGTTTCTCACCTTAACGGTGTAATTGTATACAAGCTCCGTCACAAGCGTGTAGTTTTCCAAAGAAAAATCTATACTAAAACTTCTTATACGCATACCGTCGGACAATACAAGCGGATTGTATAAAAACAAACCTCTTAATTTTTCAGCCACATCAATAAATTCATCTTGACTTATATCTTTCGGAACATATCTTATTCTTACCGTCTGCGTTTCATCGTCCAAAAATGAATTTGTCGACTGTACGTTAAGCGGAAACATTTCAACGATAAAGCAAGGCTCTGAAAATCCTTGTTCGGTGTATGCCGTATATACCGCATAATCATCGCCAAACAGGTTATGAATAGCTTTCGTCACTGCATTTTTTATTTTTGATGTCATTTCAATACTTCCTCCATTTTCTGCATAAGTATTTTAGGTGCATCCCTTTCAACTTTCGGTACTACGGTGTTAAGATACTTTTTACCCTCAACCCACTTTTTGCCGTTTTTCTTAGGCTTGTACTTCGGGGACGTACCCTTTCCGAGCCTTGTACGGTGTCCGAACTCCACATAAGGAGCATATTCAAGTGCGGTATATATTCCGCCTTTTACCGTACTTCCGCTTACGGTTGTTCTTTCTGCTTGCCAACTCTTTTTAAGTGTACCGCCCACTTTACCGTTTTTGTAATGCCCCGGCTTTGTTACGTTACTTATGTATTTAAGTGCTCTTTGAGAAATCTCATTCATAGCGGATACACAAGCTTTGGTGTAATCCGTTCTTTCCATTTGTTTTTGCAATTTCTCAAGCTGTGAAAAATCAATCTCATTCATTACGCATAATCCTCGAATAATTCCAGTGCAATTTCTTGGTGCGATGTATAAACCGCACTTTCACCGCTACGGCAATAGTCAGTTGTTTTTCCGTTTTGTGTAACGGTTATTTTACTGCCCGACGGTATTTCAACCTCAGGCGCAATAAAAAGCACAACCGATTGCGATACAGTGTTATATCCGTCGTCCTTTGCCGCCGAATTTCGGCTTTGAAACGAAAGTCGGCAAGGCTGTTCCGTTAAAACAGCCTTTTCGGTAAATACAGTTTCGCCTGTTTCCTCATTCACACTTGAAACTTTCACTTTGACCGAGCATAAACCTTTATACAGTCTTTCAATCGCCGCTCTTACCATATTCATCACCACACCAACTTTCTGAAACGTGCAAGCCTTGCTTTGTAGTCTTTAAACACGCTCGACATACTGCTTGAATTACTGCCGTACGATACGGTAACATCGCCCTCTTTGATTGACGTTACATTGTCATATTGCCCCGATGATGACGACACGTCATAGCGGAACAAGTCCGCCGCCATAAGTATAACGGTATGCTTTAAATCATCGGGAATACTGTCAATGTGGCAATAATTCTTGATATATTCGATTGTGCTTTCAATACACCTTTCGGCTTTTCCTCTGTCATCTTCGCTTATGCCGTACATATCCGTAAAAACAGTTATATACTCGTCCATAAGTCACCTCATCAAATCTTGTGACGCATTTCGACAATTCTAATCTGCTTAGGGTCATATACGGGTGTCCAGTTTTTTGCGTTGGCAAGTTCCGTACGCGTAGGACCTTCCGTATTTGCGACATCGGCGTCCGTAAACTTAACACCGCGTGGGTGAAGAATATACGTCTTACGATTGATAAGATAATCAACACCGCTACCCTTTTTCTTATCTCTGTCTGTTTCTGTTGCAACAAACTTTTCCGGTGTACCGTTACCGAGTGCAATCGCACCGTTGCCGAAAAGGTACGTTGAAAATACTTGACTTGAACCAGAACCTGTTACAGGACAGCCGTCGTCAATAATAACTCTCTTACCCATATATGTACTGAACGGATTTGCCCCCGACGGCTGAATTACGTCAATAAGGTCTTGCTTTCTGAGTGCCGCCTCAACTGCACTGTGCATAACAACGGCGGTAAGTTCCGCTTTGTTGTCGCCTAAAAGCTGTTGTGCGTCAATAAAAGCACTTCCGCTCCATTTTGCACCGTTACCGCTTGCGCTTGACATATCAAGAATGTTTGACGCAAGTCTTGTTTCAGCCTCTTTAGGCGAACCGTCGGAGACTGCCGGAATTGTGCCGAAGATACCTTTCAGCACTGCGATAAGCTCCTTTTGTAAATCTCTTACCCAAAAGTCAGATACAAGACTTGCAATCGCCGCCATAGGGTCAGCACCCGACATTGCGGCGGAAAGGTCTGTCGCACTCCACATTTTTGCACGTCTTAAAATTACCGCAACGTCTTTCTTACTGCTGATTTTGTCGGCGGTGAGGTCGTCACCCTCGATAACCGTTTCCGATTCACCTGTTAGGTCAGAGAAAAACGGCATATTTACAAGCGGACTTGCCTGTGACGCAAGCTTGTCAAACTCTGCGTCGTTTTGAACTATACCGCTCTGCACAAGTGCCGATTTTTCAAGTGTTTTTTGAATAACGTACGGATTAAACAGTTCCGGTACGATAATATCTGATAAAGTTGTTCCCATATTAAATTCCTCCTGTTATTCCTGCCTCTTGCATTAATACTTTTGCTTTAGCAGGGTCGTTTTTATAAATTTCTCCCTGTTTGGTAAGATTGAATGTTTCCTTTTCCCAAGGATTTACGTCTGAACTTCCGCTTCCGCCTTTTGGTGTATATGCTCCTCCTTTTTCGGCAAAAAGGTGTGAGTACGTCTTATCCTCCCTAAGCGGTTTAAGAATATCGTCCACACCGACAGGCTTGCCGTCTTTGTCGAATGTAAACTTGTCAATTCCGCCTTGCTTGTAAATAAGATAGTCGGCATCGGTTACACCGGCTTTTGAAAGCTGTTCCTTTAATGCGTATGTCTTTGCGGTGTTCAACGCATCTGTTTTAAGCGTTTCAATCTCGCTTTCATACTCTTTGATTTTGTTCTGCAATTCCGCGTTGTCGGCATTTGATTGTTTAAGGTCCTCAATGGTTTTATTCGCCGTTTTAAGCTCCGTAACTTTGTCATTGAAAACATTTTTCGGTACTGCATACTTCGGAAATTCAGAGTTTACAGTCGACATCACTCCGTCAATATCCAACTTGCCGTCCTCAATCTTCGCCTTTTCCAATATTGCCTTTAACCATTCCATTCTTATTTCTCCTCCATAATTTTTTATTCAGGTGCGTTCCTGTAAAAAGCATTGTTCTTTATTCTCTGCAACACTTGAAAAAAGAGTATAAAAAAAGCACCGTTTCATAGGTGCTAAGGCGGTAAACCTCGTATATTCACTTGTCCCACTCTCCTTTTTGGTATCAAAAAAGCACGCCCTTTGACGTGCTTTAGTATTCGATTGTTAGTTCCACTGTCCCTTGCCATATATCTCATCAAAATAACGGCATTGTGCTAAATAATGTTCATAGCTTTCTTGTGCTTCTTTAGGTGCATCGGGTTTTACAACTCTCACTCCGCTCGTTAACCTTACCCACCAATCATGATTTGTTGCCCAGTAAAAATCTAACTTCTTCATAGATACTCCTCCTTTAACACCTTTATACACTCCATTGTAAAACTGTCGTTCGTGGTATAATCCTTAGATAATATTTCGGGCATAACTTCCTTGTAATAACTGTTTTTCGTTTTCTTCTGCCTGTCTCGTACTCTAATGTACGTTGAATACTCGGAAATGCGTTCTTCTAAAAAATCTATTATCTCACCGTTTGATAATTCTTTCCCATATATATTATAATACGCTTGCTTTGCAATTTCAATACCCTTGTTTCCGATTATGTCGGCTATAATATGCCCCATCTCATGTGCCGCTATGCCTTTTACAGTTGTTGCGGCAAGGTAATTATCTTCATTCAATTTTTTTTCAGTTACTGCCTTATCTCGCAATGCTTGCATACTCAAGCTGATTGTGTTGCCGTGTGTTTCTCCGAAATCACCCTCAGACATTCTTTTTGTTTCTATCGTAATCTTTTGGGATATGTTGAAGTCATTTGTAATCTTTTGAACAACGTCAATCTGTTCTTTAAGTAATTCTGCACTACCGTCAAAGCTATTCGGCAAAATTAGATTAATGCCCTTGTTCTGTGCGTATTCTCTCACTTCGTCCAAATCTGCTTTTGTATTATTTATCGGCTTAGCGTCTTTCCAATAATCATCATTATCAGCAAACTTAGACATATGAAAATCATTATCTTTATCTACTTCTATTATATCATCTACATCGCTGTTGTCAAGGTCATCGTCCGCAAAATATGCCGTTATTGTACCACGGCAACGGGTATGAAACGGCGGTGCGGTTATGCCTTGCTGATATTCGGACAATTTAAAATGCTTTCCGTGCATACTTGCGCACTCATCGCAAATATCACTGTCCATATTCTCGTCAATCTCGTATTCGTCACACCCTGCGTCCATTATCGAACGCAATCTTGCGTCAACCATAATATGCGTATATTCCGTCTGATACAGTGCGGCGGAACGGCTTTTTGAAACATTCATTCTTGCAGAAATATTTTTAATCATTTTATCGGGACTGTCGCCCCTCGTTATGCCATGTACAAGATTTGTATTAAGTTCTCTCAAAAGTTTCTGCTTATCATTCCATATTCGGTCAGAGAAGTTACTTCCGTCAAGCCACTTTTCATATATCGCATTCTTTACCGTGTCACGGTCGAACTTTGCAAAATTAACAGCATAATCAACCGAATCGGCAATATGTTTATTTGTTGTATAATATGTATCACTGTATGCCTTTTTAAGTGATGTTGAAAATTTATCCTCTTGCTTTTGTTTCAAGAGTTCGACTTCTCCACGCATTTGATATTTGAGTGCCTCCAAACGGCTTACCCTTGAACGCATATACTCATTATCAAGCATTGTCGTCCACTTGCCATCTGCGTTATCAAGTGCCTTTTCCCTAAACTCCTCAAGCGACAGCTTAAACCCTTTAAGTTCGTCACGACTTAGTTGTTTTCGCGCCTCTGCCATACTGATACCGTTTTCACCGGCATATCTTGCGTAAAATGTTTCAATCTCTTTTTTTATGCTGTTTAAGGACCTTTCATACTCTTTTATAAGTTCGCGTTCTATATCCTCGGCTTTCTGTGCGTGGATTTTTAAAAGCTCACTGTTCCTCTTCTTCCAATACTCGTTCATTATGTCCACCCATTATATCGTCACTGTCGTCCTTTTCTTCCGCAATTCTCTCCATTTCCTTATCTGCATCCTCAACAAACGGATGACGTTCGATAATCGTGCGTTGAGATATAACACCAACGCTTTTTTGTGCTATATCCGCAAGTTCGGTGTCGTTTGAAACGCTTGTCCTTGTCCACGTCTGCGTGACATTTTCACAAGCGATACCGCTGTAATCGCATATCGCTTTGATGAGTTCTTCAAACCCACTCCTAAACTCCATTTCTGCCATACCGGCTTTGAGTTCAAGCAGTGAATACAAATATTTCAATGCCGTACCCGATGAATTACCGAAGTTCTGTGGGTCCGGGTCAATACCCTTACCCTGTTCAAAAATACTCTTGCGTGTCATTTGGAGCATTTTCTCTCTTGCCTCAACCGGAATATCAATCGTCAAAGTCGAAAGTCCTCCGCTTGCTCCGTCCTCCGAATCAAGCTTAATAGTCTTGTACTTCTTGAGCTGTGTCAAAAACTCCGAAAGGCTCTCGCCCTCATATCCGCTTAGTACGAATATAATCTCCTGTATATCTTCGAGGTCGTTTATAAAACCGCTGTACGTTTTGTCATATGTATCAATAAGTCCTTTTATCGGTGTAAGGTCATCACGATGAAAGCCGTTATTGAAAAACGGAATAAACGGTACACGTCCGAAGTTATGACTGTACACGTTACATACAGTTCCGTTTGTTTCAACGTCGTACACGTTGAACATATTATACATTTCAAGCCGTTCAAGACCGTCGCCAATCTTCTTACGGAATACACTGCATTCCTTATCAGTCCAATACTCATAAACATGATAAGTGTCACCGTTATCGTCAAGCTCCTGATATGTTCTGAAACACGCCGTAAGTTCGTGTTCCAAAGTATCACTCCATATCGGTATAACTTGCTTGCTGTCTATAACGTCGTACTTAAATCCGTCATTATCCCAGTAGTGAATCCAACCCACACCCGCATTTGACGCATTTATTGCAAGTCTTGAACATATTTTCGTGTATCGACTGCCGAGTATATTGCTTATTTTCTCATTCGCAGATTTATTCCCGACATCAAATAACGGCGGTGACGTAAACATATATGCAGACTTTTGGTCTACAAGCAAGCCGTGAAAGTTGGACGGTATTCTGTTATCGGCATTTCTCAAAGGCTTCTCGTCCTCGCTATGCTTTATGTGCAAAATATCGTTGTCGTTTAAGTAATACCTTTCCGCCGTCTGCACTCTCGATATAAAATTCTCGTGTCCGGGTATATATTTTTTTATCAACTTTTTCACTGTTTCCAAATCCATTTTTATCACCTACTTTAAAATTGACAGTCCGCCCTTTTTCCTGTTCATCATTTCCGCAATACCCGTTGTTGCGTCGGGTGCGTCGTCGTGCTTGTTCCTGCCCTCACGTTGATATGTCGTCATCGCCTTATAGTATTCGGGAAAACGTATGTGCCAATCGCAAGGAAAATATATATGCTCCATTACCCAAGTGCTGTTGGATAATATTCGTGCCTCTTTGTTATTGCTTTGGTGAAACCATTTCACCGTTGTAAAATTACTGCCGTACTTTTCGGCAAGGATTTCACGAACACGTCTTGCGAACGAACGTCCGCCGTTATTGCTTTCAATCTTTGCAAGATTGACGTTGTTCTCGTATAATCTGCGTGCCGTTTCACCCTCTGTAATCTCCATAGGCTCGTCGGTATAATACACGTCTATGACGTATACTTCTTTGCCGTGTATGCTGTATATTATGTTGCAGAGATAATCCGCACCTGTATCGGCGGTATCGCAATATGATTGTATTTGCGTAATCGGCGGTAAACTGTCGTATGTTTTAAGCGTTGTGTAGAGTTTGCCTTGCAAATCAATCGGCTCTTGCTGATAGTTCGCACTTGCTATATCCGCACCCATCGCCTTAATCTTTAAGTCGTAACTGCTCCGTGACAAGATTTCATCACATAGCATATTGCCGTCATCACATACGGCTTTCATCGTGATTACTCTGTGCGATATGTTGTTCTCGCTGAAATATTCAATCGCACGTCCCGCAAGGTCGCCAGACGCCCATCGTGTCATTATAATAATTATCTTGCCTTTTTCTTCAAGTCGTGAAAGCATTGTGTTCGTAAACCATTCCCAATGCTTTTCTTTGACTGTTTCGTTGTATGCCTCCTCGGCATTTTTGATAAGGTCGTCGATTATAAGTAAACTCGCTCCGAAACCTGTCGCAGTACCGGACGGCGATGTGGCAAGATAGTTGTTGTAACCGCCCTCAAGGCTCCATAAGTTCATCGCTCCGTCGCCTTGCTTTATCCTCACATTCGGAAATATGTCACTGTAAATAATCTTTTCCGTATCGGCTTTTTCTTCTTGAATGGCGTTACGCACCGCTTTTGAAAAGGTGGTTGATAACGTTTCATTGTATGAGCCGGTCATTATTTTTTCGCTTTGATTTCTGCCGAGCACCCACTCAACAAACATTGATGCCGTACGGCTCTTGCCGTGTCGTGGCGGTAAATTGATAATCAATGCGTTCTCGTCACTTTCGTAAAACGATTGCATTTCGTTGCATAACCGTACAAGAAATTCTCTCTCCGACTTGTAGAATGACGGTGCGGTTAAATGGCAAAAATAAAAGAACTCGCGTCGTGCAAGTTCTTTCTTCGCCTCAAGCATTATTAAGTTTTTATCCATCACCTATCAACTTCCTTAATTCGTCAGTCGTAAGATTTGCCATAGGATTGTTTATGTCCATTGTGCCACTGTGCGTTATTTCCTGTTTCGGTGAAAATTCATCTTTGCATTTGCGTTCAAGATACCATAACGACAAATTAATATCACCTTTTTTTATCCCGTGTGCAACGTTTAATTTCGACTTCATTTTGATATTGTCTTTTAGTAGCTCTTTTCGCTCCGAAAACTCCTTGTGTTTCTTGCAGTAATCGTATAACGTGCTTACCGCTATATCCGCATAAATACAAGCCTCTCGGTCACTTAACCCCATTAAAAATCCCTCTTCGAGTTTTTGGACTGTCTCTTTCGTAATCTTTCTCGGTCTTGCCATGAATTTCACCTCCTGTTTTTGGGTATAGAAAAAGCACTACCTATGCGATAGTGCCTTATATTTTATTTTGATACAATAGTGACATTGTATTGTTTTGCTCAGTTGACTGTGTTGCTTTCTTCTTTTTCCGCTATCAGTTCATCTAAAACTTGTAATGCTATGGTGCATTGTATTAATTCTTCATTTTTATGAATATTATAGCGTATTAATACAAAGCTTACACCAAGTATGATAATAAGAATCATAATTATATACCAAAGTACGGAATCTCTTTCATTTTCAGATATTAAAAAATTCAAAATAGACATACATAATGCGATGATTGATACAATAAAACTCAATCTACTATACACATCATTCTGTTTTCTATCTTCATAACGAACTTCAATTCTCAATTTTTCACTTTTTAAATATTCCAGTGTTTCGTTTTCATAGAACTTTTTTAAGTCTTTACGATATTTTAAATATTCTCCATCATCATTATTTGTTTTTAATATACGTTCTTTCATTCTTTATCCTCCGTAAAAATTGTATTTGTGTATATAATTCGACAATATCACACAAAATTCCTTTTTTAGAAGAATAATTTTTTTAATATCCCTATTCCCACCAATCACACGAGATATTCACCCATCATCTCACGATGATACACTACCTTTTTACGAAAATAACGAGCGGTAAGATATAGAACACAAAATATTGCACTGTATATATGTTTTGCATTATTTTTTGTTTGCTTATTCTTTTCGCATTATAAATTATAACATAAGAAAAACGAACAAAACGAACAAGTTTATATTTTTTTTAAAAATCTTTTATGTTTCATTCTTACCCCGTCGGCAGTATTGCCCCCACCAATTTGAAAGGCAATCCACTGCCATGACGGCATTACAGTACCGTCTATGTATCTGTATCGGAATATACGACGTGTTTCGCTGTCTAATATACTGTCAACAAACGACTTAATTTTATTTTTCTGCCATTCCAATCGTTGACGTAATACAATATCATTCTCGTTCTTTTGCGTTGGCTCAACACCCGATACCGATATACAGTGCTTAACATACGGAAATTCACTGTCAGAGCCTGTAACAGTACCGTATACCGTATTACTGTTTATTCTGTCATTTACCTCGTTTAATTCCGCTACAATACTGCGATACTGTTTTAGCTCTTCCTTTGTCAAATTAATTCCCCCTGTCTAAATATTCAATACGTCCGTCTGAATAAAATACCATTTTACAATCATTGCGTATTGTATCTTTAATTGTTTTTATTCTGCCGTTCATCATATCCATTAATACAAATTTTGCAGTTTGTCCGATGTCCGCCATACGTTTTTTACGCCAACCGAATTGCATATATAACGGATATAGCGCCACAGGAAGTATCGTCTGCATTTTGTATATAATCATCTTCATACCATCTTCGTCAACGGTATCTGTTTTCAAGGTCAACGGTTTAAAATCTGCCATTAATGACTGATAATCAAAATCGCACTCATCTTTTAATTCTTCTGTGAGTTTATCAATATCGCGTTCACGGTTATACACAACCCCAATATATCGAATAACTCCCTCTATGTATTGACACACGCGTTTTTGACCCCATTTGCATTTTACACGCAGATACCACGCACCTACTACCACAAGATTGACAACACCCTCTGTTGTAACTTCGTTTTCAACAATCTTGTACGACTGCAATGCTTTCTTTCTATTGAATTTCTTAATACCGTGTTTCTTTGCAATTTCATCAAAATTTTTTAATATTCTTTCTTCTTCGGCGTTCTTTATCGCCTGTCTTACGGCTCTGCGTTTTTGTTTTAGTTTCTTCGCTGTTTTATCCATATCAACACCTCACCAAATTCGCCCTAACCACGTCAGGGTTTCTGTCTACAATCTTTGCTATTTCAAAATAGGACAAACCATTGTCTCTTAACCTTTTCATTGTATCTAATTCTTTGTTGGTTACTCGTGTCTTTTTCTTGTTTTCAGAATTGCTTGCTCTATCCGGTACATATTCCGGACACTTTTCAATTCTATACGAATCATACGTCTTGCGGTGCACCTTTTCAGCGGTCCAACCCTCAACAGGCTGAAAGCAACTGCTCCACGAACAATCGCCGCCAGCTTTCTGACACGTCCAACATAATTGTTCTTTAGTCATTTTGCACCTCGTCCAATCTCTGAACATACTCGGTAAAATACCATATCAATTCATCTTTGAATACTTCGATAGCTTCTTCGGCTTTTTCTTTGGTGGCGAAATATATTGTATTAGGTAATCGCATAATATAATAATACTCTGCGTACATTTCTTCAGAACTATAACTATATATAATAAACCACTTCTTTTTACTTTCATTGTTCCAATCTTCTACTGAAATAGGCTCGTCGTTTTGTGCCTGCCACTGTCTTAGATGACGGAGCAATCTGTCTGCACGAGCATTGTTCTCGGCAATGGTTTTATTGCTGTAATAATTTCCTACATCATAACAATCTCGGTCTAATTGACCGTTATGTTTCATATTCGTTATTTCATCATCTACGTCAACAAGATAATATGTTTCTTCAACTTCAACCCTCTCATATCCTGTTCGGCTTCGTTCCTCAACCAAACCTAATATTTTAGCCTGTTCTTCCGTCATTTCAACCTGAACGGTTTTACCGTTCGCTTTTAATTCTACTTTCATTACTTTTCCTCCGTTTATTTTTCTTGAAATTCCTTTAATCCGTCCTCTAAATATTTAATCCCATCTTTCCAATGCTCAATTAGCATTTCTTCGATTTGTTGCTTTGCGTCATCTATACTCTCCGTAATCCACTCTCTCACTGCTCTTTCTTTTCGTTCATGTGGACAACTATTTGCACAACCCCCTTTGAAATGTTCACAATCTTCATCACAATCTGGCACATATTCCAAAAAATCAAATTTACGCCATACCAATAATTTAACTAACTCGTCATCCGTCATTTGCCTTATATAGTCAGCTCTTGTCATGCCTTTCCTCCTTACTCCGTTGCGATAAAAAGTATACTCTCTTTTGGAATTATCGCCAGTGTTACATCATTTTCGTTTGTATGTTCTTGAAAAACCGCAAAAACATCCATGAATTTCACATGATTACATCGACAATCAAAATCCATGCACCTATCATTTACATTCAAAACGGCATAAAAATTTTCATTTTTATTTTTCGTCTTTAGTCCTTCGTATTCTTTGATGTTTTGTCTTTTTTGAGCGTTCCCAATTTTGTCGTATTGTTTAAGCAAAAGTGCCGAAACTTCATTTGTTACACCCGAATACCCCTCATTGTCTATTATTCCTAAATCATAGGCTAAATGTAATGCTCCATAAATCTCGCCTTCATGAAAATTAAGATTATTTGTATCCATTGCGTTTTTCAACTGTTTTTCAAAAAAAATGATACGTTTTTTTAATATGCTTTTTCTCTTAATCCACTTTATCAAATTCATTTTTGTTCCTCTCTTTCTTTATCACAAAATCACTTCTTTGCTATCTTCCCATATCTCTGCCTTTTCAGCTACTAACGGAGCAAGTCCCGCGTCAGTTGACACCGTATATTCACCATATCCTTGTTCCATTAATTCTTTAAATTTTTTATAAAAATCTGCAACTGTCATTTTCTTATTCCTCAAATAATTCGGGATTATCATTCATATCGTGTATATTGCCTATAACACTGGCTGATTTCCCGTCACCGCACCAGTATAATAAATCTTCTCGTAGCGTCAATAACGGCTCATGTTGCCACTCTATGACAAAACCACAGTCATTACACGCACGTTGTCTGTCGTATGTATTTCTGTATTTAACTATTCCTAAACACGCTTTCTCCGTTGTGAAATGCGGTTCATATCGGAATATACTTCCCTCAAAAACTCGGTTTCCTTTTTTGTCGGTAACTCCTGTAAATTGTCCTACTGTTTCAGGTATAACCCTATGTGCCCAGTCAACATCATTTGATGAATTATCAATTATATACACTACTTCATCTTTTACATCATCAGCTTTTTGCTGAAATATACCGCCTGTTATCCATTCTCCATTGTCTATACGTTTACCTCTGAATAGTATCTCTCGCATTATGTATCCTCCTGTTTTCTACTCCCAATCCAATGCTTGTCCGCATTCAACACAAAGTTTATCGCCGAATAGTATATATTTACTATCGCCACAATTAGGGCAATGACTCAATCCACTTTCTTCGTCAATAATTATTTTCATCAGAATATCTTTTTGCTCATATTCATACAACTTCTCTACCGCCTTTTTCATCGGCTTAAAATTTTTAATTTCTCTGTCTATAGTTTCTTGTGCCACAGGCGAAAACTTTTCCGCATTTAGCGTTATAAATCCGTTTTTATATTTTTTTGTCAACATTTTTATCTTCCTCCAATTCAATCACCTTAAATATTTCACTTTGTTGTTTAGCACCGTCAGTTTTATCAATAATACCCTGTTTTATTGCAGTATATAAATCAACTAATCGTGCTATGATGAAACATTCCCCGCAATTAAATTCACCACTGTTATACATATCGTCATAGCATTTTGCAAACTTTTCGCCATCGGTTACACATATATCCGACAATTCGTTTGCCTTAGCTTTGAGCCTATTTCTTGTAGCTTTATCAATCATTATTCAGCACTTCCTCAATGAACTTTTTAAATCCGTCAAATTCAGACGGTCTAAGGACTGTGACCGCCCCGCCGGAAGTTAATATTTTATCTAAATGACTGCGTTGCAACGGTGCCAACTTACCGTGTTCAGCTTTAATTTCAACACCGACAAATCTACCATTCGCACATACAAGCAAATCAGGAACGCCCGCTCTTGTACCTCCGCAACCATAATATTTAACCACATAACAGCCTTTACTTCTAAGCCATTGCTTAACTCGATTTTCAAAATTCTTTTCCTCTGCCATCAGCCAAATTCCTTTCTGAATAATTCGTCTGTATAATCTTTTCGCATTAACAGACACTCATATATCTTTTCTTCAACGCTCTTATGGCACATCATTATGTGATAATAGCATTGTTTTTCTTGACCGATACGGCATATTCTCGCTTTTGATTGCTCAAACAGTTCCGAACGTTCCGGCAGAGAAAAATATATAATTCTGTTCGCCTTTTGCAAATTTAATCCCATAGCTCCGGCTTGATATTGTATCAATGTAACTGAATTATCGTTATTTTCGTATGCCTTTAGGTCCTTAACTTGTCCGTTTACTATGCTTATCGGTCTATCAAACAGCACTTTTCTTAATGCTTCAAGTTCGGTATTGAAATTGTAGAATATAATAACCCTGTCAGATGTAGAATTAACTAAATCAATTAATCGCGATATTTTGTCTTTGCTATATGCACTACATAACATTCTTGCATACAGTCTTTTTGACAATGTACTGTCACCTGTCAGTTCCTTATCGTCTATCTTGATTATCCTGTCTTTCATAAATTTTTTATAGTCTGATGAAACGGTTGAATATTCCTTGATAAACGTCTTTTCCGGTAACTTAATAACTTCTTCCGCCTTAGCGAATACCGCTCCGTATTCCTTTAGTTTTGCCTTTAATTCGCTTACATTCTTGTATCCTGTAACTACTCTGAACATTGGACCGCCGTAACTTCGCAATTCCGTTTTTATGTATCGGTTATAATATGCTGTTTTTGTAATCTTCCAACCTAACAATCGTAACTGCGAATACAGGAACTCATACTTGCCGTCTGTCGGTGTACCGGATAACAATATTGTGTGTGACGGTTTCAACGATAATATGAACTTCGTACGTTTTGCAGTTTCATTTTTTATCATTGAACTTTCATCTAACATCATAGTGAAATCCTTTAGTTGCCTTAGTTCTTCACGTCTGTAAGCCAATTCATAATTTATGATACCGATACATTTGTATATCGGATATATCATAAATGCCTGCATATCCTTTTTGTTCGTCAAATCAAATACTGCATAATCCGTATAATGTTCTTTGAAATGCTCACACCAGTCTTTGATTTTAGACTTTTGGCAAACAACTATATTCACACGTTCGCCGTATAATCTTAATCGTTCACTGCCTATAAACGTCTTACCTAAACCCATATCATAGTAAAATGCCGAATTATCTTTATCACTCGTCAATGCAAGTGCTTTTTCTTGATAATCAAATAATTTCATTGCTTAACTCCTTATATATGCCCTACCGCCCTAATTTTTAAAATTTAATGTAGGACACTTTTTAAACTGCATTATTACGTTATTTTCACGTTATCGCCCTACCGCCCTACACGTTTTTTGCATTTTTTATTTTTTTGAAAATATATTAATTATAAATAATTCAGAAAAATATTCTCTAATATATACATATTGTTTTCTGTCGGTTTTGTCGGGCAGTTAGGGCAGTTATATTAAATATTAAACGGCAAATCTTCATCTTCAACATCTTCTTCTACAAAATCACCGTCATCTTCATACAGACAAATACAACGTATTCTTGTACCGTTTATCTGCACTTTAACGGCAAGATTACGACCGTCTGTTTTAGCAAGTTTGCCGTTTCGTGCCATCCATGAAAGTGTTGACTGTGGATTGAAATTGCCGCCTTGCAACATAGCATTAAATCTGTTTCGTAAAATATATATGTATCCGTCTTTAATAATTCCCCAACACTCATTGCCGTTTGATGTGAAATTATCGTGATTTGCGATAATTTCTTCTCGCAGATAATCATACGCACGTCTGTTGACGTTCAACATATCCTTTGTTTGTAGATACGGTTTAATATCATCTATACTGATTCGTACACCGTCATTAAATATCCAACGTTCAGACAGCTCATCAGCCGTTAATAATGCCGCCGCTGACGCAATTTGTTTGTCCGTTGCCTCTGTGTTATCTTCCAACAGTTTAATGTATTTTTCGTGCAATGCTCGTGCCTCGGCGATATTTCCGGTTAAATTATCAATAAATTCTTTACCGGCATGACCGTAATTCGCTTGTATCGTTCTGCAAAATTCTCTCGGATTTTTGAAAAACTTACCGCCGTTACATTCGATTTCAATAACACGGTTGACTGCACCGCCACCCGATGACATTGATGTTATCGGGCGTTCGCCTGTGGTTATAATACAATTTCGCCACGTCTTAATATTTTGTATACCACCGTCTTTTTTACCGCGTAAACGTCCTGTACCCTCGCACAGACGATATATTATATCATCAAAATCCGAACGTTTATTCAGTATCTGCAATTCGTCCATACATAACGGCAGTGAATTTAAACACGCCGCATATAATTCATTACCTACATCAGTAGAATTGAATGTATAGGCATATTTACCGATAACCGGCTCAGCCCATACAGACACTGCCGCAAGTAGCGCAACCGATTTACCCGTTTCTGTATCGCCCCATAGGTGAACGAAGAACGGCAATGCTCCAAGCGGTTTTAACAGTACACTCGCAAAACTCGCCGCCATAACCATGCGAACAACTATATTACCGTTTTTGCGGTAATCTCTGATTGTTTTAAGCCATTTTTCATAACTGCCGACCTCTCTTACCGAATTAAATAACTGTCTGAAACTGTCCTGTCCCTCAAACTCCAAATCTGATATATACGGTGCAAATTCTTTAAATCCTCTGCCTACCCAACCCATATGATCGCACGATTTCTTTTCGATTATTTTGTCGTAATTTATACTTTCAAAATCACTTAAAAACTGTACAAGTGCCTTTGCATTTTCTGATGTTACACCGACACCGTATTCAGCTAATTTTACGATTTTGTTCGCACTTGCAAGGTCAGAACGTGGGACGATTTTAGTTTTGTAATTTCGTCCCGGTCTGCCGTAAACAAGTTGCACACTTTCAACATCAGTATCTACATTTGAATATCTTGTTATCATAAATATCGGGTGTGGACACGCCGTCACTTTTTCGTTGAACTGTCCTTTAAACCTATACACTCCGTCATCAGTTGCTATCCATTCGCCTGTGTCCCACATTATTGCAGTGCCACTGAACTCCATTACGTTGCCGTAAACAATGTTTTGACCCTTTTGCGCTCTGACGTAGTTTTTGAATTGCGTCCGAAAGTTTGATACATCAAGTTCTTTCGCTTTATCCGCCATTTGCGCCACAAGCTGACCTTTGATGAACTCGTTGCCGTCAGCTTGGTCTATTATCCATTGAAACGGTTTTGATGATATTAAAAAATCGTCCTTACTGAAATCGGGTATCGTTATTCTGTTTTCATTCTCCATAGCACCCATTCCTTAACCTATATTAAAACGGCAAATCTTCTTCCGATTCGTTCTCATCATCAAATCCGCTTGTATCAAATCCCGATGCACTTCCGTCAAGCAGTTTATCCTGTGGAATTTCGGACATTTCCAATCCTTTGATACTTCTTACCGCTCTTGCCTTAGTCGCCCATTTTTTTTGATCGTTCATCATGTATTGTTCACGTCCGAACAATACACCGATTTTCTTACCCTTAAGCGTTTTTTCGTCCCAATTCCATGTATATCCCACATTGCTTTCTTCAATACAGGTAATCATACCTTTGAAAAACGGTAACTGCTTACCCTCAAAACCTTGTCTAAACAGTCCGCCGTTGTTCCACTTTGCGTCCGTTCCGTTTCTTTCAATGTTCGCCGCATATAGATTACCGTAATGGTCTTTATATTCGCCCTCTGCAATATCCAGTTGCAATACCAATTGTTCCTTACCGGTGCTTGTTTTAACAACTTTCGCGCCTTTAATTTCACAGATATATTTGCCCGCCGGCAATGCTCTGCTTTCGCCTGTGTATGCTTGTGCCTCGTCATATCCTTGTATTTTATTCATTATTTTTATCCTCCTCATTCATTCCGTAATATTCTCTTATTCTTTCGTCAACTGCTTTCAAATCGTTATCAATCTCTAAATCAAACATATCCATAGGCGACTTGCACGTTGTATGTCCGTCTGATTGCGTTATGAAACTATGACTTTGACCGTCAGCTTGACATAGCAAAACGATTGAAAACAGTCCCTCAACGGTCAACTGATTGTCCAACATTTTACCGATTGTTTTCGCTTTAATTTTACCGTTTTCGGTCTGCTCGCAATGGTGCAAAAAATATACGATTGTATCATCGGGCAATCCCTCAATGATGAATGTAATCATCTTCTGAAAACGTACCGCCATATCGGTAAACTTCGCATAGCCTGTTTCTTTTGCACGATTGAACGAATCGAACGCCAACAGATATTGACTGTCGTCTATAACGTATCGCTTATACTGCTTTTTACTTAATTCTTTGGCAATAACATTGTATGTAGCCTTTTTGATTGAATTTAACTTCTTGCGGAACGGAAGTGGTTTACTTGCCACATTAAATATTACCAAATCATCTGCGTCAAAATTTCTTAGGCTTGCGCTTTTTCCGCTACCGCTTTCGCCCATAATTAAAACCGGTATTCCCATATGTATCACTCCTTATTTTATGCTCATATTATTTCTTTCGACTAACTCTGCATGCGGAATATCAAAACCGCCCTGCAACATTCCCTTGATGACCGTTTTGTTTGGCTCCGGTCTTTTGAACGTCAACAGGTCGTTATTGTTCTTCATTGCATAGTCGATAAATTCATCATCAACTTCTACTGCCGTTGATTTTCTATAGCTTATAGCTACTTTTGATGTACTGAACTTGTTACCGTCCAATGTTCGATTTATGAAATTCTTCAGATTTTCAGCTTTGTTTTCCAGTGACTTACGACGTTCCGCAAGTGCTTTTTCTTCTTCTCTTATAGCTTTGCTCTCGGCTACAAGATTTTTATACCATAACGCTGTATTTTCGATTTTTTCTTCCTTTTGCATTTGCAGTTCTTCAAATGCCTCGTAATCCTTTATTTCGCCTGTTTCTTCGTCAATTAAAGAAAACATTGCGTTGTCTATTTCGTATATGTTCATTTGACTTTTCTCCTTTTCTATCTTGAATTTACAATATAAGTGCAACAAGTAAAAAAATAATGACTCAAAGGGAA